GTTCTGGTAGGCATAGAAAGCATAATTACTATGCGTAGGATGAATCGGAGTATAATTTGCTCTCGATTGTAAAACTATTTGTGGAGTATAAGGAAACACAACTGCATTATCACCAATTTCTTGTAAACGCTGTGCAGGGCCTTGCAAATATAAAACTGGAATTTTAATTTTGACTCTGAAATCATCAGTAAAAGCAGTATTAGGCATAACAGGACCTGCTTCTTCTTCTTTACCACCTTTTTTTAATAATCCAGCAAGTCTACCAAGAGCAGGACTTAGACCGGTTGCTTGTATGGCCGAACCAGCAACATTACCAAGAAATCCAGTTACGCCATTGCTAGATGTTCCTGCAATGGTTGTTCCAGCATCACCGTTACCGTTTATTTGTGCAGATTGTACCTTTTCGTTAAAAGTACGATTGGCTAAGTCTTTTTCTCTATCCATGCTATTTTGGTTCCTTTTGTTACAAATATTTATTGCTTTTATTAACTGCGTATATTATAATAGTACTTATTACAGGAGAAATTTATGAAAAGAGTAAAGTATCTTAACAATAGAGATCTGCTTAAAGAAATACATAAGTCAAAAAATTCATTCAGTTCCTATACTGATGATGCTTACTCTACTTATGACATTATTTTGGGTAGTTTGGACAAGGTGAATAGGCTTACTATTGCACAAGCAAAGCGTAATAGAGCAGATCGCATTGGCAAACAAGCATATGAACTAGCAAGAGAATCGGGTGATAAGAAAACAAAACTAGCAGAAGTAACACCTGATTGGAAAAAGGTCGAAAAGACTGATTTAATCTTTAGGATAATGACATTTGATCATGTTCCAGAAGAACCAGGACGTAAACGCAAAACAAAGTCAGTAGCAGACAAACACACCAAAGTTAATTTTCCTCCGTTTCAACATTGGAAATATGACGACACCGACAACTTGATGTGTGTTGGTAAAAGTCATTGGAAGGGCGGAATGCTTAATGGACATTTTTCCAAAGAGCATGGAAGAATTACAGAAAATTTAGGAATGATGTTTTTAAAACTTGCCGATCGTTATGGCACACGAAGCAACTGGCGTGGTTACACATACAATGATGAGATGAGATCACAAGCCGTATTGCAACTTTCACAAATTGGTTTACAGTTTGACGAATCTAAATCAGAAAATCCATTTGCTTACTATACGGCGGCGGTAACAAATTCATTTACAAGAGTATTAAACATTGAAAAGAAAAATCAAAGCATTCGAGATGACATTCTACAAGAAAACGGACTCAACCCATCCTTTACTAGACAGAACGAAGAATACTTCAGAGAGGACAAAGAAAAGTTGGCTGAGTTTTACAAATCAATGCGAAAGCCAAAAGCAGATTACTAAGGTTGACAAACTAGCAGGAAAGAATGTATAGTAATATACTATAAGGAGAGGCATGGAAAATTTGTTTAAAAAAGCGGCAGTTTTCACGGACATACATTTTGGTCTTAAATCAAATTCAAAAATTCACAACGACGATTGTGAAGCATTTGTGGATTGGTATATTAAAGAGGCAAAAAAAGAAGGTTGTGATGTAGGTATCTTTACAGGAGACTGGCATCATAATAGAAGTGCGTTAAATTTAACCACAATGGATGCTAGTTTGCGTTCTTTGGAAAAACTAGGTGCGGCATTTGATAAGTTTTTCTTCTTTCCAGGAAATCATGATTTATATTATAAAGATAAAAGAGAAATTCATTCAGTAGTATTTGGTAAACACGTTCCCGGTGTTACAGTTGTTAACGAACCAATGGTTATTGGCGATGTTGCACTTGTACCATGGCTGGTTGGTGAGGAGTGGAAAAAAGTATCAAAGTTGAAATGCAAATATATGTTTGGTCACTTTGAACTTCCTAACTTCAAAATGAATGCCATGGTTGATATGCCTGACACAGGCGAAATTAAAGCAGATGATTTTCAAAGTCAAGAAATGGTATTTTCAGGGCATTTCCATAAAAGACAAAACAACAAAAATGTTTGGTATATCGGAAATGCATTTCCGCACAATTACGCAGATGCTTGGGACGATGAACGTGGTATGATGACGTTAGAATGGGGAGGTCAACCTAAATTCATTGATTGGCCCGACTGTCCAAAATATCGAACCATGAAACTTTCTAAACTATTGCATGAAACAGATACTCTATTAAGTCCTAGTAACTTGTATATACGTGTTGTTTTAGACATCGACGTATCATATGAAGAAGCAACCTTTATGAAAGAAACGTTTTCTAAACAATATAATTTAAGAGAAATTAGTTTACTACCAGATACCGAAAATCAAGACAGTGATTTAAGCACAGATCGTGGTGACATAGAATTTGAAAGTGTGGATCAAATTGTAACTGAACAAATTACAAAAATTTCTAGTGAAAACTTTAAAAGCAGTCTACTGTTAGACTTATATAGGAACTTATAATGTTTAAAATTAAAACTATTACAGTAAAAAACTTTATGAGTGTGGGTAATTCGACCCAGGCTGTTGACTTTGATAAAGATCACTTGACTCTTGTGCTTGGCGAAAACATGGACCTAGGTGGCGACGATGCAGGGTCACGTAACGGTACGGGTAAAACAACAATTATTAATGCAATCAGTTACGCATTTTATGGTGAAGCACTTACTAAAATTAGAAAAGACAATCTTGTAAACAAAACCAACGGTAAGGATATGTTGGTTACTGTTGAATTTGATGTTAATGGTAAAAACTATCGTATAGAAAGAGGCAGAAAGAAAAATTTATTAAAGTTCTATATTGATAATTCAGAACAAGTAGCAGATGACATAGATGAATCACAAGGTGATTCACGTAAAACACAAGAAGAAATTGATAGATTACTTGGTATGAGTCATACCATGTTCAAGCATTTGGTGGCACTTAACACGTATACGGAGCCTTTCCTTTCCTTAAATCCAAATGCTCAACGAGAAATCATTGAGCAACTGTTAGGTATCACCATCTTATCTGAAAAAGCAGAAAAACTTAAAGAACAAATGAAACTTATTCGTGATGAAATTACGTCTGAGGATGCTAAAATTCGTTCAATTGAATCTGCAAACCAGAAAGTCCAAGAATCAATTGATAACTTGGATATTAAAAGTAAAGCATGGGATAGTTCAAGACTTGATGAAGTTACTAGACTATCTCGTGCTATTACTGAACTTGAACAAGTGGATATTGAAAAAGAAATTACAGCACATAAAGATCTAGAAAAATGGAATTCGTCAAATAACGAACTTACAAATTTAAAGAAAGAAAAAGCAAGTCTTGAATCTAGTTTGTTACGTGCTGATCGAGAAGTTAAAAAATATCAAAAAGAATTAGAAGAAATTAAAACTAAAAAATGTTTTACTTGTGGTCAAGAATTACATGACGAATCACACGCAACATTACTTGCTGAAAAACAAAATGATGTAAAAGAAAGTGAAACTTATTATAACGGCATTCAACTACAAATAGATGATGTTGTTAAAAAGATTGATGATATAGGTGATATTAATGGAAAACCTACCACATATTATGACTATGCCGAAGAAGCATACAATCACAAAAATAATTTAAAGAGTTTACAAGAACGTAAAGTTGAAAAAGATACAGAATTAAACCCATATGCTGAACAAATGAAAGAGTTACAAAACACTGCGTTGCAAACTGTAACTTGGGATCATATGAATTCGTTAACTGAAATCAAAGAACACCAAGAATTTTTATATAAACTGTTAACATCAAAAGATTCGTTTATTCGTAAGCGTATTATTGATCAAAACTTATACTTCTTAAACAAAAGATTAAAATATTATCTAGAAACACTAGGATTACCACATCAAGTTGTATTTCAGAACGATTTAACCGTCGAAATTACAGAACTAGGACGTGACTTAGACTTTGATAACCTCAGTCGAGGTGAACGAAATAGACTCATTTTATCTTTAAGTTGGACGTTCCGTGATGTTTGGGAAAGCCTATATCACAGCATTAACCTATTGTTTATTGATGAACTTATTGATAGCGGTATGGATGCCGCAGGTGTTGAAAGTTCTATTGCTGTGCTTAAAAAGATGGCACGTGAAAGACAGAAAAACATCTATTTGATTTCACACAAAGAAGAATTGAGTGCAAGGGTTAATAATATATTAAAAGTAATTAAAGAAAATGGATTTACATCCTATTCCAACGATACAGAAATAGTCAATGTCAAGTAAAAGCACACACGAGTTATTGGTTCAAGCAGTTATGGATTACTATAACGCACAAGAACGTTTTGAAGTTAAGGGTTTTGACGAAACTGGACGCAAGGCTCGTGTAATTTTAAGTGACATAAGACGTTTGGCAACCATTAGACGCAAAGAAATTCAAGAAAAACGCAAAAAAATTAAGGCTCAAAAAAGGGAAAACCAGAATTTAGAAGGCTGAAATTAGTACTCGGTAAGTATCATTATGCAGTGGACCTACCGTGGAAAATCAATTGACACAATACCCGAAGAAATCGAAGGTTTTGTGTATCTTATTACAAACACAACCACTGGACGCAAGTACATAGGCAAGAAATTAGCAAAGTTTAAAACTACCAAACCCCCACTCAAAGGCAAAAAAAACAAAAGACGTGGACACAAGGAAAGTGATTGGCAAGAATATTGGGGATCATCAGATGCTCTAATTGCCGATGTCCAAGCATTGGGTCCAGAAAACTTCACAAGAGAAATACTTTATTTTTGTAAATCAAGGGCAGAGATGTCCTACATAGAGGCAAGAGAGCAGTTTGACCGCCGTGTATTAGAAACGGATGAATATTACAACGGAATTATTAATTGTAGGGTTGGCGGATCAAACAAACTGCGACAGGCACTTATAGAGCAGGCAAAACAATCCAACACTTAAGGTTGGCGGGCCAGTTTGTAATACCGCTGAGTAAAAGGTACCCCTGAGAAGGACACTCGTACACGTTAATCGACCCCCACTGGGAGGTAAGCCATCAAAAGAATTGGGCCTACTGGTTAGCGTAGATTGTATGTTGGCAGTCAAAAAACACAGAACAGTTCATAAAAACTCCTTGCAAAGGAACGAAGCGGGAGGTAGCGGAGAATCCGCGAAGCGGTTCGCGAAGCGAAAAGCCGGTTTAGCAGATTTTTACGTGATGTCGACGTAGGTAGGGGAAAGGTCAGAGCCCCACAAACAGGTGTATAAACAAACACCTACTTCCAGTCTTGGCTGTGACGAACTCACATGATGTTCAAGATTAGATGGAACCCTTAACAGGTTCCGTCTGACTGAAACAATCTACATGATGCTAAATTGCTTCGCAATTATCTTTCATATATAATAAGAAATAAATGTGTTTGAGCGATTAGCGAAAACACAAGTGATCTTTAGATCACTTCTTAACATACAACAAATAATCAATGTTAACTATCTAGGTGATAAATAGAATTATAAGGAGTAATACATTGAAAATCGAAGATCTAACAGTGCAAGAAGGACCAGTCGGAGACTTTGTACAAGCCACAAAAGCCGCAGTAGGTGGTGCTAAAAAGGCTTTTACACAGACCCGTGCTAAACAACGCAGTGATCTGGGCAAACAGATCCCTAAGGGTACAAACGTTATGGGCATGGACAACAAGACCTACGTATGGCATGGTGCACAATGGATTGGACAGGATGGCAAGGTTGCTAGAAAAGATATTGCTCCACAACTAACGCAGGCCGCTATTAGACAGGCCGACAGTGGAAT